ATGTTGGCTAATCAGGAAACCAGCACGCTGACGGTTCGTACATCTGATTGCAAAACTCACATCCAGAGTAGAGGTCAGTACGTTATGGCTATTGTCCCTCTTAGTGGGAACACCAACCGAGAAGTCATTCTCTCGGAGTACGGTACACTTGAAGAAATCATGGTTGACGCCATAAATCGGGTCGGTTCCCATGATGGATGCATACGTAGCACTATCATCAAGCATGTCTACGTACATAAAGGGAATACCCTTATACAATACGCGACCGTAATACTTAGCAAGATCAGGGCCAATGTTGTCATCCAGCTTACGTGCCAGAGCTTCAAGGTTACCAATGACATTATCATTACTGTAGTAACGATAAGGACTCGCAGGAGTTTCAGTTGCAACTGCCTGTGGAATCATGGTAGGAATAAAGTGAGTCTTTCTGGTTGCTCTTGCGAGGATGTCCAGAAGGTTATCACCAAAGCTACCAGCATGGTCAGCGTAATACGAAGCCCAACGAGGCTTGTCGGAAGCACTAGAACTAATCGTGCCAACGTCATATGCTGTACCAGAGCCGTCATTATAGCGACCATTGTAACCTGTCCAAGCACCCTGAGAAAGAGCAGTACCAAGACTAAGCCAAGAAGCAAGACCATGAGGATTCTTAGAATCGCCAGCACTCAGAGGAGAAAGGATTAGTTTCTTCTGCAAGAGTTCAGCAAACTCACGGTACATGTTTTTCTGCTTGCCATTAAGGTAGTTATAAATCCTTACCTTATTGCCAGTGTTCATTGCCAGTTCAATACGGTTGTAATCCATATTGGTTGTGGCGTGGACATATTCAACCTTGATCTGACTGTCAGTATTAACAGTGTTGTGGGTGTCCTCTTCCCACAGAGAGATCATCTTTGCGTTACCAGTGTCTTTCAAGGTGATGAAATCCTTGATCGAATCACCACTATCACGGTCAGCAGCTTTGAACCATGTGTTGTACAACTCATGGGTAATATCGTTGAAGGTCATCTCCAACGCATCTTTACGATACGAAGCGAGAGTAGCGTAGCCAACGTCAATAGCTTGCTGGATTGTGAGGTCACTCATTAGTGTAACTCCTTAGAAGTTACTCCAAGCCAGCTTCCTCAAAAGCAGTTGTCATTATATCTAACTTCTGAGCATCTGAACCCGGAGCATGTGTTTTGGGTTTCGATTTCTTAGAAGTTGGGCGGTTTGTAATCTTCTTGGCTCTTCCTTTGAGTTCACTTGCTACCTTACGCAGTGCAAGTTTGCTCGCATTTTTGGCTTTGTATAGATCAATAGCATCATTGAGTCCATCATCAAAGCTTGATACAACACCAGCCGTTAAGAGTTTCTGGGCTGTGTCCCATAAAGCAGTACGTTCTATTACAGAGCGATGCCTGCCGTCTGGTGTACCATCCTTGAGAGGGAGCTTTTTATACTCACCGAAAATGGGGAAGTCTTCACGAAGCTCGTCCATCTTCTTATTTGCGGAATTGTAATTACGTACATGTTCTTGACTCTCTGCTGTCTGTCTCCTTGTTACCTCTGCATCCGCAACAGTGTTTAAGGAAGACGTAAGCACACCAACCTGATCGTTCAGCGATTTGACTACAGCGTACATTACTGGATTCTCTTTCTCAAGAGTTGCCAACTGTTCATCTGTAAGCCCACCTGTCTTGACCTGCTCGGTGTTATCTAACTTTGCCTCGTCATCGACTACCTCAGTAGTCTCTTCTTTGATGTCCGTGGCTGACAGTAACCCTGCCAAGTCCTTGAGAATATCAGGGTCAATCGCCTTGATAGCCTCTATCTTTTCGGCATCATAGCCGAATGCTGTGAGGTCGACTGTATCGCCGTCCTCTACTACCTCAGTAGTGTCATCATCGACAACGATCTCATCGTCATCGTCAGCATTTTCTTCTTTATCATCTTCGGTCTTCATCTCTTCGGCCACACGATCAATGACATCTGATACTGCTGTAGGAATGCCATCGGTCATGCCGTCATCTTTTTTATCTTCAACAGCGTCTTCAACAGCGTCTTCAACAACGCCATCAACTGCATCATCAACTATTTCGTTACCTTCTTCGTCCTTCATTTGTTATCTCCCGTTAAATTATTTCTTAGCCGTAGTGTTTTTGAGAGCCTCATGCTCCTTTGCCCTACGCTCATCTTCTGCATCTTGCACAGCCTTGGCGTCTGCTGCATACTCTAACAGTGCTTCTCCAAGTTCCCCTGCAAACGACACGCCTTCAATGTCCTCAACAAAGCATGTCAATATTTTACCACCAATGTTAAACCGCATGGCTAAAGCCCAGTTGCCGTCGTCAGGCCGTCTGATGTTCACGACTGACATATTAGTGTCTTCATCCAAAGTCTTTTCGTAATACATACCCTTAATGTTTGGCATTACCTGTCTCCATCTATTTTAAGATTAACCATCAAAATTTACCCAACCTCTCTCTTTGAGACGTTGCTTTTGCTCTGTTCTGTTTTTCAAGATCATGTCACCCCGATGATTGAATGTAGCACCCGGATGCATCTTGAAAGCTGAACCGTCAGCTATTTGTGAAAGTCCTACACCAAGAGCAGAGGATAATCTTTCCTTATCCCCTGTCATTCCTTGACCACTCTTTAGTTGCATAGTCCATTCAGTTTTCCCACCGCATACTTCACACGGTGGGGCTATCTTCTCTTCCCTTATACCGAAAAGGTCTTGAGTTATTGTACCACATTCGCATATGAAATTGTGCATCGGCATTATTTATCCTCCCCAGAGAGTCCATCACGTTCTCGTCTGGTTGCTTCAACATCCAACAGCATATACTTCACTGTAACCCTGATGAAGTCCAGATTCTCTCTGATCGCTTTTCTTACCGTCAGTGGATTCTTTTCCGGTACTTCACGAACAATAACATTCCTACCTCTAGTTCCAGAGTGTAACATTCTGGATAGATCAAGCAACTCCAAGTAGAGTCCATTCTCGTACTTGGCGTCAATGAAGTTGAGGGGTTTGCCCTCTTGTTGTTCTGTCTCCTTGTTCACAACTACCTCCCTATCACCATATATTCAAAAGTAACCTGTTCGGCTGCATCTGCGTTTTTAATCTTCACAGTGCCTACCGGACAGAAGACTGCCAACTCACCTGCCAACACCGTTATACCAGCACGGTACGTTGAACTAAAGGATGGGTCGATAGTCATATCATTAGTTACGGCCTTTATCACAATCAGGTCTACTGTCGCTACGTTACCGAGATCAAGTGCTTCCTCAGTATCAGCAACAGCCTGTTGTGGGTAACCCCTTGCATACTTGGTCGGCGTATTGGTCAGTGTGAATCTCTCCACGAATGACTGCTCTAAGCCGAGTCCTAGCATCTGGGCTGCTATGTTTACTGTTGCTTCTGCTGCCATTAGATTCTACCCCACGGTAACATTTTGTTAATTTTCTTTTCGTCGACACCTGCATCACGCATACGCTGACGCTGTTTCCCTCTGCGGGATTCTTTACGTTTAGTGTCGAGCTTCTTTTTCTTCTTACCCTCTTTGGCCGTTTTGCGTTTTGCTCTTGACTCTTTAGAGAAGTAACCCATCTTTGAAGCTTTACCTGCTTCACCGTAACCTATACCCTTTGGCATTATCGGCTCTCTTTCATGGCTTCTATGATTGCTTTACCAATGAGGTAAGCATCGTTTTCTCTGAGATTCTTCTCGACCTTTTCCTTTACCAGACTTCCGACAGTTGACCCTGTACCACCAATCGGTACTTCGGTTACTTCCTCGATAGCCATGATAACGGACTCGGTTACTATTGCAGCCTGCTTCGCTTTATCATTAGCGTCAGCCAACTTCTGTTTCTTACGCATGTTAGTATATGCTCCCGCGATGATAGCGAAGATCGTGCTACCAGCAAGGGCAGGGACGGCATAAGGATTGCCAGTAGCGACAAGGCCTTTAGCAACAGCCTCTACCATAACCACAGCATCGCTCTTCAACTTACCCTCTTCGGGAACCATAGCCTTATCGAGTACAGCACATCCACCAATAAACAAACATACGAGCGTTATAATTACCATTGCCCAATTCTGTCCTATTCGTTTCATTATACACTCTTCCCGTCTGAATCATTTTTCTGTCTTGAGTTAGCAACATTGGAGTTCGGGTTCACACCTGTCCGTCCATCTTGCACGTCTTTGTTCTTTGGCTTACCCTGTGTCGGAGAATATGGATTCATCTCCGCACCAATATTAGGTACTGCCGTATCATACCAGTTATCGAATCCACGCAGACCTGCCATCTTAGCCAAGTGAGCCGTTGCCCTTGGAATGTTAGGCACAGCACCCTGTTGTGCAGCGTTCTGCATTGTCGGTATAATCCACTGTGTGAGTAAACTCAGAGTCCTCTGGAACTCTACTGACGGAGAAAGTCGTTGCATCGAGTAAGGTTCTATCTTAAACTCATAGTCCCAGAACTCTCCATCTCTTGCAGCCCTATCGAATACTACTTCGATGTCACCGTATCCCTGAATCCTTTTGATCTGTGGAATCGAGATCAGTGGGTCACTCCAAAAATGGAACACTGCTTTCTTCGATACACTCTGTGTAAACTCATATACAGAATTTGTCATATCGTCTACAGCTTTAGACGCATTCGCCATAAGCATTTGCTCTTGACCAAGAGTGTCGGCCTGTGAGTTTTGGCCTCCTAACGTATACAGGTTGTTTCCCTGCGACGAAAACTGTTGGTCTAAATATTGAATCCATTGGTAGTGCTGCGGGTCTATGCCCGGCCATTCAACATTCTTCAAGCCTTGTACGTTGGATACCTTAACAGTTCCGGTGTCACCAGCACTGGCAAGGCGTTCAGCGTCATCTGCTGCATCACCTTCGTAAGCAAGCACAGTCTTCTGTGACTCCGCTTGTTTCCGCATCTTATTCACAATCACGTTCAATGCCGTGTCCATATCCAACCAGTACCAGACCGGAGGAATCGGAAGTGCAGTGCCCGGAAAATCCTTAAAGTATAACTTGTCATACGGCCCACCCTCTGGTGTCTCAGCCTCAGTGGTTCTGAGTATCTTCCCACTGTTAGGTTCGATGGTGAGAATAACGCTCTCGTCAGGCAACCAGTAATCCGCCAGATATACAGTCTCTCGCAGAGATGAATACTCGCCAGCCATAGCACCGTAGTCTTCTCCCTTTACTAACTTCTCAGGATTGTACTGTTCATTGCGACCGTGTGCTGTGTAACTAGAGCCAAAGCAATCCGCATGTTTAGGATACATTTCCCTAGCAGCTTCGGCAGACATCCTATAGAAGTTACCTTCGTATTCAAAGGCTTCAAAGGACAGTGCTGTTGGGTCGCCTATGTAGTCGATAAGATCAATGGGGTCGGCATAAACTTGTCCAATAGCATGAAGATGTCCGTGTATCTCTACCTCATGGGATTTCATTATCCCAGTTTTCATTATTCCCAAACCAAACATTGCATCCCTTACTACAGGACGTAACGACAACTTAGCAAACTTAATCTCTCTCATCAGATGATTGAAAGCAAGTTCGGTTGTCTGTGCGAAAGGCTTATACTTTTTACTCTTAGTGGTAATAAGTATGTTCGGGTCATTCATAACAAGGTACGGTACTAATATACTCATACCTCTTTCAATCAGGTTGATCGGATGACTTCTCGCTTTCTTAGCGTTCTTGTCATAGTAACCTGCTGATACTGCCTTTAGCATGATTGCCCTGTTACGCAGACTTGGCTCCTGTAACTTCTGCCATGCCTTTGTTGAGGCAAGTAGTCTGTCAGGAAAGGATGCTCTGACATTTTTTTCTTTTAGTTTAGAAGCCATACGTTTCCTTAGTAATTAAAGCGACCTGTACTTTTCTTAGCAGCATCGCGTTTCCTCTGTCTCATTCGGTTACCGAGTGTATTAGAATCACTCGCTTTCACAGCTTCTATCATTGCCTTTGCTTGGTACTCTAACGCTAATACTGCCAATCCAAGGGCTATGACTCTATCACCATGAGCAGCCGTAGCTTCCGTCTCGTCGTCGGCAACTGTTTTAGCAGGGTGAGGTGTCCCACCACCATTAAACAGATAGGACTCCATTTCACGTATGTTGTTCACATCAAACATTCTGATGTACTTTCTCATAGGTGAATCTTCAAGTCCCTCTTTCAGTGCAACATCGAGTCCCATCATTAGTGCATACTTCGTACCATCTGGGCCTTTGCTACTATGCCATCCAAACTTATTTTTCTTTTGTTTACGCTTGAGGGTTTCGTCCCTGCGTATGTAAACAAAGTGGTATTTATTTCTTACGATCTCTTTTTCAAAAACACCGCCGGGGCCATTGGACTCCCATATCAGATACGGTTCCTTCGTTTTCCCGCCAATCCATTTGCATAGTGCAACGACTGTTGACGCAAACGCCTCTGGTGGCGTATTAGGACATATCCATTTGCCCACCTCTTCACAAGTATTAGCATCAACGATAGAAGCAACACTATTGGAAGCACCACGGCCAAGGCCAATATCACAACCAACGATGTAATTATGTTGTTGATTAGGACGGCCATCTACCATTCCCTTCCAGAAAAGAAGTCTACCAACACCGCCTTGAACTACTCTTCCATCTCTTACACGATACTCTTTATCCCGCTTTACAATCACGTCTCCCTTGAATATTGGGGCGTGACAGCACTTTTGTTCAATTCTGTGAAGACTCGCAGGTGTAAATACGGAAGCTCCCGAACCTCTGGGTCTTCTATCAATGTTACATGCTACGTCTCTATCACGTCTTTTTATGCGTACTTCATCATACCACAGACTACGCCATCCGCCCTCATTCGTGTCACCACCATCTGCCACAAATGTAATCTTCTCAAGTATCTTGTTATCAGGAAACTTTCTCCTGAGATCAGAAACCTTGATCTTATCCATTGAGTTAATCGTATTAAATACTTCTGGACACAATTCACGATAGTAGTCAATGTCCTGTATCTCAACTATATCATAATCAGGAGAGATATACAGTCCCACATTCTTTGTGGGATTCATATGCCACGGCATTATAGTAACGGGAATCTTCCCGAACTTCTGATTGATAAGCTGATTGTAGGGATGTTCGACACCCCAAAAATGTGTACTATTAAATATGCAACAGGCTGATGTATCATGCACGGAGTCATTTATATTCAATGCCATGTTGTGATCTATACGCCCGTACTCATCAATAAGAATACCTTTCTGACGATCACCAGCACCGAAGTTTTCATTCGTTGCCTCACCAGATATTACTGAGGAGTTATCTAAATTCTGCAACAGCATGTAAGTCTTTAATAGATTAGGTTTCATCCATGCTGGTAGTGTCGTGATGGCATAGCACAGTTTATGCATCAACGACTTATGGAGTCCTATGAGGCGTCCTTCAATTAACTCCACGCCTTTGTCTACGTACTCCGCTTTTCGCGACCCAACAAGAAACTGGCTCTCTGGGTCAAGCAGGAAATGACCGGCAAAGGTCTTACATATGATTTCAGTCGCACCTTCTTTACGCGACTTGTCAATTACTAAATCGTGCTGATTTATTATACCGTCATGTATGGCATCAACGGCGAACTCCTGATGGGGCCACAGTATAAATGGACGGTTCCTGAAACCAGCAGGAGCTTCTGCATCATACACCCAGAATGCGGAGTTAAACATTATCTTTATATCAGCCCAACACAATTCCTTATAGGCTTTCTGCATTCCCTCATCCTTAGAGAGTGTATCATGGAAAGTCATTCTCCATGCAATGTTCTCCGCAGGGTCTTGTGGGATGCTTGCGAAAAAGTCTTTAGGTGTGTTGAACTCATTATGCATCTTTCACCGTTGCCTCTATCGCCTTAGTCTTACGTTCCATGTCGTCTGCTGTCTTCATAGCAGCACCAGCAAGTTTACGTATTTCACTAGACTCAATGTTTCCAGTTAGGTTAAGAGTCGTCACAGTTTTCTTCTGCTCGACTTCAATCGACTTGACGTTTTTCCAGTTACCCTCACCTCTGTCCATGTTGATTATGAAGAACAGCAGCAAGTCTTTATCCGGTGGACGGTGCTTTAACTTTGTGGTTCGTTTCTTTTCCACCATCTCATACTCTTGTGATTCTGGGTCATCGGGGTCATACAAAGGATTCACACAGCGTTCCGTAACGATGTCGACCTCTTCGTAGTCGTAACCCATTGCAGATCGAATACCGTTAGCCAACATGTGAGACTTTGCAATCTGTTTTGCCGAACTCCCGTTATTAGTTGCAAGGGCAAACTCTTTATATCGCTGCTTCCATTTCTTTATAGTTGTGGGCTTTACCCCAAGCACATAACCGAGATCACTCTCCGTCAGTCCAGCAGCCACCAATCGAGAAGCTATCTGCACGTATTCGTAATCGTACTTAGCACCCTTTTGGAGTTTTCTCTTTATGGCATTTCCGGTTGTACTCATTATGATCTCACACGAAATATCCGAGTTTTCTCAACAAACTCTGCTTGTTTCGGAGTTACCTTATCCCTATCTAGCAGTTTCCTGCAATCATTACACCATGAATATAATCCCCAGTTATCCTCCCTATCCGTGAAGGCACTCTGCGGTTTGTCTGTTTCACAGCAACTACATCTTTTTAACATCTGTCTCACCTCAATTAACATGGAAAGCCACCATAGACTCCCTCTATAAGATACGCTATCCTGTACAGGTTATCACACTACACAGTCCGAATAAAAATGGAAAAGTCTGAATATTTTTTAACTCCTTTATTTACAAGGACTTATGAATAGAAGATTTAATTTTATTGTTTGTAAACCTGAACAAAACGACGTTAATTATAGAGGGCATGGAAAAGTCGAGCAAGGAGGCGAGATTAAAAATACTCATGGATGGGGAGGGAAAGCTGATAGTTTTCGCATGAAAAGTAATGAGAAGCAGCGAGCCGTCAGGAGGCGAGCGTTATCAGTGATTTATGAATTTTTTATTTTTATGCGAACAAAAAGTGCTTGAGATTCGTATATATAAGGGAAGGGAGAAATTGGTTCTTCTGAAAATTATTATCGGAGCTTAATATGAAGATCGACAACGGTCACACTATCACGCACAGACAAGCAATGGTACTCACAGCAGTACACCCGAATCTCAATGGACTCACACATAGGCAAGCTGCTAAGTTCCTCGGTATATCGAGATCAGCAGTATCTCAACGACTCAAGAACGTGTACCGCCGACTGCCTTGGATTCAGGAGGACATGAAGCGTGGCAGAGCATTCGTGGCAATGCAAAGGCGTAGTATCGACAGGCCTAGTCGGTTTGGTGATATGTCCAGTATTGAGTCAGACGGTTGTGTTGAGACGTTCCACGGAGTTCGTATTGTAAGGAAGTTCTAATGAAGACAGTGATAAACACATACAAGCAGATGCAGGAGTACTTTGAGAAGTACAGCTTCAAGACATGTGCATTTGACACTGAGTGTACTTCACTGAGTTACTACGACTTGGAGATGACAGGATGTTCTTTCTCCAATGGGGAACAGACCTGTTACATTGATGTCAATAACAACCCAGAACGGGCACAGATGATAAACTATCTGAGTCTGATGTTCAAGATTGAGATCAAGTCCTGTGCAATGCACAACGCACCTTTCGATCTCAAGGTACTACACAAGGAAGGCATATGGGATGTGACACCTAATATATTCTGTACTATGACAGCACATCACTTGTTGAACGAGAACTCACAACACGGTCTTAAAGAACTTGCAGTGCAGTTCCTCAATGTTGAAACAAAGTCATTTGAGAACGCGTCTGTACGTGGTCACAGTAGTCCTGAGTTCTATGAGTACGCAATGAACGATGCACTCTGGACGTTTCAGTTGATGAAGATATTTAACAAGAAGCTGTACGAGCTTGAACTGAACAGACTGTTTTATGAAGTCGAGATGCCGTTCCAGTTTACTCTGATGGATATGTCTATCTATGGTGTAAAGATAAATTCGGACAAGTTGGAAGACTTGCGTATTGAAGCTGCAAGAACAAAACTCAAGCTGCAACGTGAACTGTACGATATGAATGACATTGGGTACTCTCTGCAACCTGACATGTTCACAGGTGACGTTGAGTTCATCAGTAACGTGAAGCTGAGTAACCAGACACTACACAAGCTGTTCACAAGAAGGGGAATGATTACCCCGTACAAGACAAAGACAAAGGCTCCGAGTTACGGCATTGAGACTCTGACGCATTTTGCAGGTGACCCATTCGTTGACCTGCTGGCTCAATTCAATATCGTAGACAAGCTGCTTGGCTCCTTCATCGTGAAGTTGCCTCAACATATAGAAGGTGACGGAAGGGTAAGAGCATCTTGGTGGAACACAGGAGCAAAGACAGGTAGACTCTCTTGTGGTGAACCTAATCTACAACAGTTGCCTAAGAAGAATAAGAAACTGCCATTCGACTACAAGCAGATATTTGAAGCACCAGAGGGAAAAGTATTAGTCAGTGCCGACTACAGTGGTCAAGAGTTACGCATATTAGGAGTAGTTGCCAAGTGCCCTGTTCTTATAGCTGCATTCAAAGCTGGTGTCGACTTGCATTTGATGACTGCCAATATTGTATTTGACTTAGAGATACCAGAAGAGAAGATGGTTACAACACATCCTGAGTACGAAGCGATAAAGGAGAAGTATGATTACGAAAGACACATTGGTAAGAATGGGTATAATTTCCCAATCATCTACGGAACCACAGCGTATGGTATTAGCAAGAATAATGGAATCAGTGAGAAGGAGGCACAGAAGGGCATTGATAAGTTCTTTGGGGCGTATCCCAATGTACGAACAGCTATTAAAAGATGTTCGGAATACTTGCACTCAAACTGGCATGTTAAGACACTCACCCGTAGACGACGAAGACTAAACCCAGAAGATAAGAAGTCACATCGCCAAGCATTCAACTTCCTTATTCAAGGGCTGGCTGCTGACATGATACGGTGTGCCTGTAACAAAGTTCGCAAGATTGGGAGAGATAACCCACACTGGGAACTGCACCAGATTATGATCGTGCATGATGAAATTGTATTTGAGATAAAAGAAGAATACGTAGACGTAGCGTTGCCCATCATTCAAGAGGCAATGGAAACAGCGATGAACTTACCGCTAAGAATGCCTGTAGAAATGGGCGTAGCTAAAAACTATTCAGGAGCAAAGTAATGAATCCAGACAAACAGATGAAGAAAGCAATCTCAAAAATCGTAGGCAAAGCATATGCTTCATGCGTAAAAGCAGAGAGGAAAGCAGCCCGTCGAATATTAAAGCTCGCAGGATTTAGAGCCAAATTATGGAATAAAAGTAACGTCACTGTGGAGCGTGGATTTGAGAAAGTTAAACGAAATGAATTGTGCCCTTGTGAATCTGGACTCAGATACAAGAAATGCTGCTTGCTTGTATTGAACAAAAGAGAGCAGGAAGTATACGAGGACATGCACGCAAGGGCAAGGGTTACAAAGGAGATCGCTGTTGCTGCTGCCGAGATTATTAACAATCCTCCTGATAGTGTTATCTTGGACGCTCTCGGTTGTAGAATATCTGGGGGTTACAAAAATGACAGTTAAACAAACGATCAAGAAATTGCATAAGTTCGACATCATAAGAGTGTACTGGGAGGATATAACCTCCGACTGCTCATGGATGACTGAGGATAAGATCAAGGAGTTCGAGACATCGAAGTGTCACACCATTGGATTCTTCTTAGGGAGAGAGGGTGATTCTATTAAGATGTCATACAGCTACGACTTTGAGATGAAGTGTGGTGCT